AGCTCCTCATCTACGTTAAAGTCATCGCCAAGCACCTCACCGTCTGATAGCTGCCGGAGCAGTGTTTCTTGGGTGATGGTGCCTGCAGTGTAAAGCTGCAGCAGGCTTTGGATCTCCTGTGGCTCAAGTCGTGCGCCAATAAAGTCACGGTTGATGCGGCAGCTACCAGCAGCAGTGGCTTGCCCGAGGTACTGCGCATGAAACTGCAGGCAGTTGTCGATCATGTCCTGCACGTTTTGCGCAATGACCATCATGGTGCTGTCACCTTGACTGCGATCAATGCGCTTGGCTTCTGCCGTTTCGGCTGATAGCTTCTGCCCTAGCACTGCTGATAGACCTAGCTCGTTGATCTGTGATGCGATTTGCTCCAGCCTGCGGAATTGATAGTCAAAGCTGCTGCCACCTGGCTCGATGTATTCAGCGCGGCCTTCAGAAGGAAATGCAATAGCTTCACCGGGGCCTGCTGATACCTCTTCCGCTGCTGATGGGAAACCAAAGAATGCCAGCATCGGCACTGCTGAGATGTGCAGTTGATTGTCGAGATCTGATTGCACCTGATACTGCTTGAGGTTTAGCTCAGCGATGTCCTCCAGTGGTGGCCGCGACTCTAAGTAGCTGACGCGGTTGGAATATGCAACTGAGAATGGAATCTCGCTAAGGCTGGTGGTGCCTTCATCGGTGATGCGGAATTCGCCGTCATCACCTTTCTGGTGTAGCTGATACGCGCCAGGCGTTAGCAGCCGGATCTGCTGCACTACCTTTTCGCCGTATTCACCGTCTGGGATAGTGACCGTTTCAGATAACCGCAGCATGGATAGCACCTGCTGACCATCTTTTGCTTCAGTGCGCCAGCCAAGGATCTGCCGTGGTGTGTAGCTGACCCAGTATGGCCTGCCGCCATCTTGTGGTGCATCAACCAGTGTGCCGAGATGGCCGTAACGCACCAGCTTGCGCGCCGTTTCGTATACCCAAACGTTGAGGTCGTTATTTTGCATATCGACATCAAACAACTGCTCAGTGATGATGTCGCTGGTGTCCTCAAGCCGCACGGGTTTGCGGGTGAGCATACCAGCCAGCATCCGCTCAAGGCGCTGGTAGTAGGGCGCTACAACGCTGCGGGCTAGGCGGTTGTCATAAGACTCATCAAGCTCGCGGGGTTCCTGCGGCAAATACCGGCGATGCTTCTTGCGCATCCCGTAGGTGCCAGACATCAAGTCTTCAATCAAGATCCAATGCGCCTCTTGCGCATACCATGCGGTATTGGGATCAGATACCTGCGTGACTTGCCGTTTAGCAAGCGGGCGATCATATGCGCCATATCCTGAATACATTAGATCGCCCGCAGTGCCAACAGTTTAAGCCGCTGCTACCAGCGTGATGCTGTTACGGCCTAGCTTGATGTCAAACTCAGCGCCAGGCTTAAAGCCAAGCTGATCGACATAAGCGGAACCTACCATCAGGTTGCCGTTGAATTGCACCTTTGCTTTGTTGGTAAGTTTACGGCCTGCTTTCTTCTCGGGTGTCAAGGCAACACCTTTAGCACTTAGCAGTGCTTCATAGAAGGCAGTGAAGTTAAGGCGTTCGGTGCCATCCTTCTTTGTGCTTAGGTAACCGCATTCACGGACAAGCACCGATTTAGACACATCACCTAGTTCTTTCACCTTAGCCAGTAGTTCAGATCCGGTCAGCATTGGGTATGGGATTGCTGTGCTTTGTGAGCGTAGCACCTAGTAAAGGCGGATGCCAGTACTGCGTCCAGCACCAGCATGTAATGGGTTGAACTCACGCCATATGACGTAGCCGAGTGCATCATTCATGTGGTCATGACCTGCATCCTTATCGGGGTCACCTTTCTCGGTGTAGCACTGCAGCTCCAGGCATTCGATCATGCGCTTACAGGTATGGCTGATGCGTAGGCGGATCTCGCCCTTGCCGTTTTCCAGTAGCGCCTGCACTGCCGCTAGCCGATCCCTCACCGGTGGGTTTGCCTTAGGCGACTGGTTGCTGATGCCATAGGTGCCGAGAATCTGGATGTCAGTTTGCGCTGCATTAGTGGAGCGGTTGCCGCCGCTGGCATCGGGGTAGCCGTAGATGCGGTGGTCAGGGTATCGCCTGCGGATCTCAGCACCTAGTGCATCGGTGTCATGTGCGCCGCTGATCTCATCGATGATTACCAGGCCATTGCCGCTGCGGATACCAATGACGGCTGACATGTTGGTGACGTTGAAGTCAATGCCAACGCGGAGCGGTTCGTTATCGATGCTTGGTAGCTCGGTGATGACATGCTTGGCGCGATCAAAGCGATCGTAGATAGTGCCAGTGGTGAGGTTGATAAACTCACCGTCGAGGTATGCCCTTAGCAGGTTGGGATCATAGTTGGCCTGCAACCGCTCGATGAAGTCCGGCGGTAGGTATGGGTTATCCTGCGTCCGCATCTTGATCAGCTTGCGATCAGTACGCGCTAAGGCATTTTCACTGGCGAAGGTATTGAACATCCATCGGAAGCCCTCTGGTGTGGATGCAGCGCCAAACTGCCTGATGTTGCCAGACCGCAAGCGACCAAGGATCTTAGGGAATGCGCGGCTTGCAATAGATGGTGCCACGGTGTCGATCTCATCAGCTAACACCCAAGCCAGGTTCAAACCGATGATGCGCGTCCAGTTCTCAAAGCTGCGGCATAGGATCTTGGTATCACCTAACGGCAGGTGCAGCACATATTCAGGTAGTGGCGACGCCCTAAAGGTGTACGGGATGTCGTACGACTCAAGGAAGTCATCAAAGTCATTCTGCCAAATGTCCCTGATCAGTGGACCTGTGGGCTCCATCACTGCACCAATAAAGCCTTGGTTTACGGCTGCAAGATGCACTGCCTTAGCACATAGGGCTCGCGTCTTGCCAGCGCCGTAACCAGCAGATACCCCAAGGATCTGCGTGGTTTGGTCATCTACAAACGCAAGCTGACCAGGGTGCAGGTCATCACGGATGCGCTGCAACAGGTCGCTAGTGCTCTCCGCTGTAGCCGACTCCATAAAAGCCAGCAACCTGCCAGGCTCGCAGATGCCGGCTAGCAGGCTCACTTGATTTCAAACTGCAGCAATGACGCCTGTGCTTTCAGGAATTGCAGAGCCGCCAAGCGGTTAGCAGTAGTGACATTTTCATCACGATCATCGGGATTTAGCTCTTGCCATTTCCAATCTTGCATCTCAGCAATTGACTGTTCCAACCATTTAGGACGCTCGATTTCCAGGTCACGCGCTAACAATTGCCGCGCTTCTGCGAGGTAGGTTTCACCAGTTCTTTCGCTTACTTGCCATTTTTCCGAAGCATAACGAACAACACGATACCTAGAAGCCCCTTTAATAAGGAGCTTGTAGATCTCGTGAACCCGTAGGATCTTTTCGTGTTCGGTGGCTTTCTTTGCCATGCCGCTATCTTACGCCCTAATTTGCACTGGCATCACAAGATACGTTACACCATCAATGCCAGATGGCGTGAGTACTACGGGCGTAGTAGGGCCATTAGCTGAGATGGTAACGGCATCACCGGGTAAGCCTTTAAGGCCATCGATGAGGTATGAGGCATTGAATGCACAGGGCGGGAGCGTGCCAGTTGCTGCAAGGGATTCAGCGCCACTACCGGCGTCAGTTTCAGCGGTGATCGCTAGGGATTGCTTTGCGGCGGTGAGCTTGATGATGTCACCAATAACAGCAACACGCTCTAGGGCATGTAGTAGCTGCTTGCGTTCGCAGGTGAGGATGTGCTCGTAGCTAGTTGGGATTAGCTGCTGCACGTTGGGGTAGGTGCCATCGATGAGGCGACTGGTGATGGTGGTGCCATCAGCGGTAACCATTGCAGCCTGCTGTTTATCGATGGCTAGTAGCACATTGCCTTCGATACGGCGGATAGCGCGTGCGGGGATGGTGAATGCCATATCAGCCGCTTCAGTGGCGTAGGACCGCATTGAGAGGCGATGGCCGTCGGTTGCTGCCTGGGTAATGGTGCCGCTGGTGATGCTGACGTTGATGCCGGTGAGCATCTGCTTGGCTTCATCGGTGGACGCTGCCACCACCACAGCAGGCTCAAATGCCACGCAGACGGCCTCTGACACCTCTACAGCCGGTAGGGCGGGGAAGTCCTCTGCAGGGCCTCCTAGGAGCTTGTAGGAGCCGCTGAGCGTGGTAACGGTCACTTCGGTGCCAGTAGCGGCCAGTGTGACCACATCAGCGGGGTCCAGCCTGCCGATGATGTCAGCCAGTAGGCGGTAGGGAATGGTGATGGCGCCAGCGGTATCTACTACGGCGACAACGGGTGTGGTGATACCTAGGTCAAGGTCATAGGCAGATACCTGCAGGTTGCCGTTGCCGGTGGTTAGCAGTACATGCGCCAATACGGGATGACTGTTGCGGCCGGTGCCAACAGCGCGGGAGACGCTGCGCAGGGCTTGGTTGAGATCAGGTTGCGTAAGTGTGAGTTTCATACAGCAGCGGCTTCTGCAAGTGCAGAGATGATGTGGTCATAAGTTTCTTGAAAGGATGCGACCAGATCCAATGGGATGGCAACGCCGTCATCTTGTGCATTGTCGCGGATGGCATGGGCGT